GTTCTATACTCGTATAAGTAGTATTTAAAAAGTAATAATAAATAAAATAATAAATAATAATATTATAGTTATTATATTCCTAAAAAAATAAATTAAGTAAATCATTTTAAATAGTAATTTTATTAAATTAATAATTAATTTTAATTACTTTATTTATTTAAAAAAAATACTTTAAAATTTATTATTTGTACTTTTAGCGTCTAAAAATGATTAGAGCTTTTTTTATCTTTATTAATAATTTATTTTTATTCACTCATTACTAATAAATCCACGATCCACGATCAATAACCTAATTCGTCATATTTATTATTATTCCCTGATCCTTGCTGCTCAGCGCTGCGCCCTTTGATCAAGGCACCTTGATGATCATCCTTGATCAACTTGGCACTTGATCCTTGCGGCTCCGTCAGGACGGTTGCGGCTTGTTGTTGCTGGCTATTATCACCTGCCTGATCATTAAGCATCACAGCGCCCGCATCATCAATCAACAACCCGTGATCAACACGGATTTGTGTCAGATATTGAGTCAATTCATCCTCGGACATTGAATCAAGACTGTTTGTTTTAATTTCTTTTTTCTCAACCAGAAACCCTAATAGCTGAGATTTAAGTCTTATCGCATTGACAGCGGCGGAGTATTGACTATCTTTTAAAGCATCCTTAATCAACAAATCAAGTCTTTCAACCTCTTTTGACACTGATTCATTAGTCAAGCGCCTCACGTCTGTGCGCAGTCGGTCAATATACTGAATAATTTTATCTTTCTTTAGATTGCGTGCAGCTTGTACGTGAGCTGATGTAGGACTATATCCTGCTTCAACAGCCGCTTCTCTCTTACCTTTTCCCGCTGCTATACCCTCACAGAACTTCTTTTCAAGATCGGATAAAGTAGCTTCGTTTGTTTGATTGATTAGGTCTATACTTATCGCCATATTTAGCCAATATAGCGATTTATTTTTGAATGTCTATTAAGAATTAAAAGTCTTTTTGACTATCGTACTTAACTTGTCCAATAGTAATTTCTATTTCTCTTACTTGAGTAATTTCTCCACAGTTCCCAGTCCACCAGTGAGCGAAATCTTCTGCTGTTTCGTAATCTGTGTAAAATGCGTAAGATAGATAAGAACTTGTCTTTTCATTAAAATGCATACTAAAATTTCCTTCGTTAAGTATATATGCGAATGGATCTTTTTTTAGTTCATCTTTAAGAGTATTTCCATCTCTATCTACTACGATGTATGCTTTAAGTTTTTTATTAGTTAAGTCCATATTTTTCTCTCTTTCTTTGTTAGTTAATAATTTTATAATAAACTAAAAATAACAATATAAAACAACTTAAATTTATTTAAGGCAGGAATCTAATAATTTTTCTAATTTTTGTTCTTCTTCTAATTGATTATAAACTTCTTCCTCAATACTTATAGTTACTTTCAATACTTTTCCATAATCTCCTTCTTCAGCCCCAGTAAAGAAAGAAGAATCCCATTCAGCTTGTGTTTTATCTAAGTAAATAGGAAATCTTTTAAGTTTGTCTCTATTTTGATTTGCCTCTAAAAATTCTTCACTACTTCTATAATCTTCAGGAGGTAAAAATAAATGTTCTTTAAGTTTTTCTAATGTATCAATTTTAGATTTATCGTAATCGTAAAATTGTACTGGTATGTATGCAGTTATTTTCATATTATTCTCTCTTTCTTTTGTTAATTAATAATTTAATAATAGATTATAAATAACCTTATTAAACAATATAATTACGAATAAGATGGTGGATATTTAGGAAAATGTTCTGGTGTTCCTCTAAAGTAATAATCTGCGTGTAAACCATAACTACAAGAAGTTATTTTTTTTCCATATAATTTATTAAAAAGGTTAATAGCTTTACGTGCTTTCTTAATATCAAAATAACAAAGCTTACCTTCTTTTACTCTTTCTCCAGCTGTATAATACCAACCACCTTCTTCTTGTCCGCCTTCTACTCTATCAGTAGTATATACAGCTATTTTCCAATATTTAGATTTCATATATACATTTTGTACATTCAGTTCCATGCTTAGTATGAATTGCATAAAATTTTTCTTCATATTCTTCTGGTAAATGTTCATTTCCGCAATTTACACAACTCCAACCATCTGGATAAGCATCGATAGCTTGATATCCTTTTAAATGTTCTAATATTACTTTAGGTTTTTGTGTTTTACTAAATTTCATATCTATACACCTGTGCGTCTACACGTTGAATACTTGCGTCAATTTCTTTACGTCTTTCACGATGTATTCTATCTATAACTTCCATAGCACGATAACGAATAGCTACATCGTCAAGATTAGTTTCAGTATAGTACACAACTTTATTATCTTCAAAGATAACGTAACCATCAACAGTTCTATCTATAGCATGACCTCTATATAGACCTATATTATAAGCTAACTTCATTTTCATAGTTTCTCTCCTTTTTAGTTTTATTTATAATTTTAATATAAAAGTAAAAATATCAAGTAATACAATATTATTTATACAACTTGATTAAAATTATTTTTAACTTTTGCAATATATTCATTAAACTTGCTTACATTAAATTTTGAATTATACTTTTTACAAAAACCTTTTAATTGAAATACAAGTTCTTCATAATTAGTAGTAGTTCCTATTATTTCAGCAAGTTCTTTAAAATGTTTTCTACTCAAACTCATTTTTTTTTACTCCTTATAATAGATTGGCGTAACTGTTCATTACGCCAATTACTATATTCTCTATTGCTGCGAGAGAGAGAAAAAGCAATAAGAATCCCTAAAATTATTAATCCACTAATTATTATCATCATATTTTTCTAATAGTTTTTTATGTTCTTTCTGAAAATAATCATATTCGTCTTTTGCTAATTTTGCTGCTTTAACATTTGAATAATTTTTTTTTAAATATTTTTTAAATAATGTGAGAAATATTTTTTCGTCTAAATCCAAATTATTTTTCCTCTAATTTTTTATAAATACCAGCATCTACTAATTGTTTATAAGCTCCTTTTTTAGTTCTTTTAAGACCTGGAAAGTATCTTGCTAAAGTTCTAACAGTAGAACCTTTGCGTGGATTGCACATACTAAAACCAGTTTCTACTTCTGATTTAAGCATTTGTAAGCACATAATAATCTGAAAGTTCATTCTTTCTTCTTGATTATTAAAAGTTATCATTGTCATATTTTTTCTCGCTTTCTTTTAATTTTATATTAATAAAAAAAATTTTAATTAAATACAATAAAATTATATTTAATGAACACTATGATATTTAGATTCAAAACTTTTTTCTAATATGTCTGTTTTAAGTAATGCTTCATCTATTTCAGGTAAAGCTAATAAAAGCAATACATACCTTATTTCTTTACGAGTATAACCTTGTCTTTCTTCTAAAAATTGTAATCTTTCTCTTACACCATCATTTAACTTTTGTATGTCATTATTTTTTAAATGAAAGTTATAAATAAAAGCAACGCCTTTCATTATCTTATCATCTAAATGTAATGGCATTTGTGCATATTGTTTTTCTTCTGACATATATTCTCGCTTTCTTTATTGTTTAAAGTAGGCGAGTATCTAAAAATTAACTCGCCTACAAAATAGACTACTTTATTAATATAATTAATAAAATATCAATATAATACAACTATTTTAAAGTATAAGTTGATTTCTGCGATTTAGCTGCAGAATTTGCCTTATCTTTATCTTCAGTTGCTATAAAACCTCTTTCTCTATCCCAATCTAAATCGATTGTCTTACCACCAGCAATTAAAAAATCTCTGATAGTCATTCCGGTTTTATATAGACCAAATCTTTTGTAACCACCAGAACCTTCTCTTTTAGGATTCTTAGCTACAACAACTTGTATCTTTGCATCTCTGTCGTATTTATATGTACCCTTAAAATCTTTAGGGTCCATAACTTTTTTAGCTTTAGGTTTCGCTACAGCTGGTTTAGTATCAGCTTTTGGCGTTATCTTCGGCTTTTGTGCTATATTAAGCATAGCTTTCTACCTTTCTATTTATTGTTTAATTACGAATATATTATACAGCCGATAATAATTTAAAACAATAAAATATCCTAATTATCATTTCTACTATAGAGAAATATTAAATATAATATATACATTTCAAAATCAGCCTTGCGAGCAGCCTCGGGAAGGTATTGGCTCTATATGTTAGTTCAATGACTAGAACCGTTGGTATTAAAGGAAAGGTATTGGCGGTATTGGCTCTAAAAAGTGTGCCAATACCACTAGAACCGTTGGTATTCGCTGATAGTAGTGAAAAGGTATTGGTATTGGCTCTTTTTCTTAAAAATATTTTGATAAAATTATTTTTAAAATTCCGCTATAGTAAAACTCACAATTAGTAAGAAGTCAATAAAATCAATAAAAAAAATAAAAATCCAAAGTAAATGAAATATCTAAAAAAGTAAATCACGAAAAATCCTTTAATTATTTAATATTATCTTATTATATTAATTATTTTAAAGGAATTACAAGTATCTTTAAGTTTGATTTCTATTTATTTCAAGTATTGAAAGAGTAAGTGTAGCTGAACCATTTGTAGCAGTTTCACCAAATATATAATCATTTTCCTCTAATATAATAGGTCCCATTGCTAAATTAACAGTAGTTTTAGAAGGTATTGAATCATGAGCAATTTCATAAGAAACATTAGCAGTATAATCATGAACATAAATTTCAACATTATTATTATTTTGATTATCGTTAGCAACTTGTATATTTTGTATAATAGCTCTACTATCATTAGGACTCGTATAAAAAGTTGTATTAGATGTAACTAAATTTGCAAATGCGTTTCTATAAATATTAGTCATATTGATTCATGTACCAAGTTTTTCTATCTAATTCGTC